TATCCAGTTCATCTTGTAGTGATTCTATTCTCATTCCCATCGCTATCACAAGTAGGCATAGACCCAATATTGCGAGGGATAGTATTCTAAATTCGTAATCTTTCAATAGCTCCAAATTGTTGGTCTGAGGAAGTCTTTAGTGTCAGGTTCAAATCTCAAATGCGAGCCTCAAAACTTCGTAAGCATCTCCTCTGTCTACACCTATATCAGCCGCTTGACCTGTAGCGTGTGCGCCTGGGCGAGACTTCTTAGCCTCTATCGGATGCGATTCGTGTCTGTAGCCAGATGTGATACGCATAGGTTTACCGTACTTGGTTCTGAGGTCCTGCAACATAGCCATAAAGTCTGGCTTCATCTCGTTCTTACCTGAATGCTTGCAGTCGAACTCTTCTTTACTGAAGTTAGGGTAGTCGTTCCAATTCATCTTATTACTCTACGTCAGGATTCTTGTCTGTAGCAATAACCTTTCCCTCTTTTCTTTCCTTATCAAACAGTTTGTCCCATTTAACAATTGTCATAACAACTCTGACAATCCAATAAACAAGGTAAGCGGCAAATATTCCAGCGAATACGTAAGACGCTGTTTTTGCTCCTGACAGTAAACAGATAATTGAAAGCACAAAAGGAATAATCATTCCAAATCTGTGCAAGTAGTATAGTATCTTATCTTTCATCTTCATCTTTCTTTTTAGGTTCTCTTCCTTTTCTTGAACACGTTCCTGTCTTCAAACATTTCTTATCGCATTCAGCAGGAACAATCTCACACCATGTCTTTTTACTTTCCAATCCTTTCTCTAAACATCTTTCTATGGAATAGATATGCCCACACAAACGTCAAGGCTAATCCTACATTAAGTACGACTTCAGTTAGTGGAGGGTCTGATAATGTAAGCACGTTCAACGCACTTCCAAGTATGATGCCTACCAATCCTAACTTGAGCGTCCAGTGACCTACGAATGACCACTTATGTACAACCTTTGTCTTATCACCGTAGAGGTACACATACATCATCAACACGCTGATGCACATAACAAAGTTTGCTACCTCGTTAACTACTACTGCTACCATCTTCGTTGAATATTTTCTGTGATATCTTCTCTACTCCTTTGAGTCCAATATAACCAAGGATAAAAGCAAGACCGTACTCAGTCTTACCACTAAGACCTGTAAGTTCAACTACTACTTGGGTCATATAGTTTGCCGAGAACGTACCTGCTATAATACCTGCAATAGAAGACTTTAGATTCTTCGTAGCATCGTTACTGACTGTAACAAGGGAACCTGCAAGTCCTGCCAACACAAAGGCAATGTTAATGCCTATTTCTTCTAAAAATTCTTTCATAACACTAAGTTTCCTTGTTCGTCAAAATCTGGGATTATTCCCCACTTCGCTAATTCATCTAACCATTGTTGCTCATCTGTGAACTCGTCAATAATGTAGATGGTTCTGAACACTTGGTACGGCTCAACATAGTTGTAGGCAATAACCTCAGTTCTATCGTTGTCGAAGCTAATCCAATAGGTGCGTACTGATGGTTTATTTATCTCGTTCATCTTCTAATTTTTAAACTCCTCCACCATCTGCTAATCCTCCCCATTTCAACTCTAAGCTATCGTGAGCAGTTTCAGCCGCTCCACCTAATGTGTAGGTAGACGCTCCAAAGTTTGCGTTACCACCACTATATGCCATCGTGCCTTGAGCATCCCACGCAATACACAGAGCATCATAGTTAGCCGTAGATAAAGACGGTGATGTATTCTGCATCATACCTTGTAGGTTAGTTGCTTGACTAACTGTCCAACCGCTAATATCTTGGTCAAACGCATCTGCATCGTAAAGGATGTAGAGAAAGTCTAACACGCTACTTGTATCCCAACTACCTATAGGTTGATTGAATGACTTATTATTCTGAAACATCCTTGCCATTTTAGTTGCTGACGATGTATCCCAACTACTGATGTTTTGGTTGTAGTTGCTGTCTCTAAATGTTGACTCAAAATTGGTAACATTGGATGTATTCCAACTATTTAGAGAATATGTTAGGCTATCAGTTCCAGCAAATGTGTAATCCATTCTGGTTACACTTGTGGTTGTCCAACCATCAATATCTTGATTGAAGTTATCACAATTTTGGAATGTTCCTTTCATATTTGTTACGCTACTTACATCCCAATTACCTATTGTGTCGCTACCTCCATTATTAAACGCTCTTGCCGCATAAAACATTGTTTCCAATGTTGTGGCAGATGACATATCCCACGACCCAATATTCTGATTGAAGATGGTACAATTGTAAAAGATATTTTTGAAATTGCTAACGCTACTTACATCCCAAGATGATAAATCCGCATTAAAGGCAATGCAATTTGTAAAAGCAAGTTGTAAATTAGTAGACCCCGTAGTATTCCAAGCATCAATACCAATTCCTGTAAAAGCTGAACAACTATGGAACGTTCCGTTTAATCCTGAACTAACCCTCCACCCCTCAACGCTACCATTAAATGTACTGCAATTTTTAAAAGTGTCTCTGAAATTTGTTACACCACTTGTATCCCAACTACTTAAATCTTGATTGAATGTCGGGCAACTTTGAAGCATCGCACGTAAATTCGTTACCCCGCTATGCACCCATCCACTTATATTGCCGTTGAATAACGCACAACCGTTAAACGCTTCTTGCATATTGGTTACGCTACTCGTATCCCATCCACTAAAATCTTGTGTTGTTAAAGCATCGCAATTTCTGAATATAGAATAGAAAGATGTAGTGGTAATAGTTGGCACATCTGTAGCCGTTACATCCAAGTTTTGACAATAATCAAATTGTCTATCTGATGAAGAGATTGTAAAGAATCCCCAATTCTGAATGTCGATGAACTTTAGTTTATCTCCACTATTAGCAACTCTCCAACCTTCAAACGTATCTCCGCTTATTGTGATGGTGTATGTACCACCACTTAGGTAGGTATGCTGTCTGTTTGCGTAGGATAATGCACTTGTATCGCCATCGCCCCAATCAATAGTGCCATCGTATGTTCCTCCAGATTCTAATGGTAAGATAATAGTATCTGACGCTGATCCTGCCTGAGTAGTATCAACTTCAATAACGAAGTCAGGGTTAACACCACCGCCACCGCTACCAAAGGCTTGGTTTCTAAAAGTAGTTCCTATGCCATTGTGTATTCCAGGCATTACTTACAGATTGTAGATGATAACGCTTCCTGCTGTTAATGTGATTGCGGTGATTACACTCCCTTCTGGAACCACAATGTAAGCCCCTGCCTTTACAGGAGTTGCTAATCCGTAATCAGAAATAGATTCAACCCCATCTACAAAAAAGGATGTAATTGTAGTGTCCTCTTGTGCAATAAAAGCATAGCCAGTAAGACTTGAGTGAGCCGCAACGCCTAATAATTTAGATCCGTTACCTACAACTTTTCTTAGCTTGGATAGGCTTTCTACTTCGCCTGGTGATAATTTTGACATTTTAAATGTATTTAGGTAGATTATCGTCTAATATCTTTGCGTCTGAACATCCACACGGACATCCACACAGTTCATCCATCTGTCCGAGAAACTTCTTGGCTACAGAGTCCTTAAAACAAGAAACCTCAGTATCCTCGTCTTGGTTCAATGTGAATATGCCCTCGTCTATGTATGTACACATCTCTCCGATAGCATAGTTCAGGAACATTGCCTTTTTCTTCTTGCACTCGTACATCTCCATATCTCCGATGGCACGAGCTTCCATCATATCAATGACCATATCAGCGAAGCAACACCTCGCCAATACTGTTCTGTTTGTTATGTTTGATTCGTTGAATATCACGAGCCTCGTCTTATTGCTTTAATATACCATCCGTGTACCGTACACGTACAGGCTTTGTCTGCCTCAATTTTTAACTGAGCAAGGTTATCTCTTACATCTTCACTACCGATGTAGACACCCATGTATCGGATAACTTCAAATGTTCCAGTAGCCTTAAAGTTCTGATCAGAAATAAAAGGAACTACAATAGAACCTCCGCTACCCATGTGAAGATTTACATCGACTACCGTGTTTGTAGATGCTATGATTACACTGATATCCATCCTAATGTCAACCATATCACCCACCTCAAGCTCACTAAAGTCAAACCCATTGGAAGATGTATTCCAAAGTTGGGTTATACCGTTTCCTCCTATAGGTAGATAAGAAGTGTTTGTGTCTACACCTAAGCCGTCATTTGTAAGTACGGTAGGTGAAGCTGTTACAGCTATCGGTGATCCTGTAGTAGCAACATCCGCATAGTCTGCCCAACCACCTGAGAATGAGTCTGGTGACTCTGTTCCTATGTAACCCTTAATAGTAGTTACAAGATCGTATATTGAGTTGGTAGAAGGATCGTCTATCATAGATGCCTCCTGACTGAAAATCGTGTTTGTTGATTCACCTACAGTTTGGGTAATGATAATGTTGCCATTACTCGCAGATACAGACAGTTCTGACTTAGGGTAATAGTTAATGTTCTTACCTACCTTGTCGTAGATAAGAAGCTCTAAGTTCTTATTCTGTATATCGAATCCCATTAGTCATGCGTTAGGCAAAGTATCGCTGTAAAATTACCGCTACCTGGGGTTGTCTTACTTGTTTCAATAGTTATCTGTTCTCCAGCAGTAAATGTATTGTTTGCTGTAGGTGTAGTAGATACGATATTACCGAGGACAAGACCTGTTGTTATGTCAACCTGCGAACCTGTAAGTACAGTTCCACCATGATTTTTAAATATAGCAG